GCATACGGCATGTTTACCTTTGTAAAGGTTGCGCGACTGCGGGTAATCGGCTTGACCATTTGTATTGTTTCGGCTGTTTCACCCACAAACCGCACAGGGCCGTCACAAGAAGGACACACAAAGAGACCTTCCGACTCATTATAAATAGGCATTTGACCGCAACTATTACATACATAGAAAGACGCTTCGTCGGAGCATTTCATCATGCGTTCCTGCATGAAGTCGCTGATACCATGACCGATTAGAACATCACGTTCCATTTCACCAATACGCAACCCGCCCTCATTTCCACGACCACCCGTCGGTTGATGTGTTCGCTGCTCCCGTCGGCCAGCACCACGAGCATTGAGTTTATCGCGTGTTAAATGACGAAGACGCATGAAATAAAGCGGGCATGAGAAAATACTGGATGTATATTGTTTGCCCGAAAAAGGCGAATACATAATTTCCTCTCCATTTCTGTTGTAACCTTCGGCTTCTAGCGCATTGCCCATAAGATCGTGGTGACTTTCATCGTTTGTAAAAGAAGTTGCGTTCATTTTAGCCCCATATTGAGCACCGACTTTGCTGGTAATCATCTCCATAATCTGAGCAACCGTCATACGAGACGGAATACAATGGGGATTGACTATAATATCAGGCACAAGACCGTTTTTACCCCGCGGCAAATCATAGGCAGGACGAACCATTCCAATAGTTCCTTTCTGCCCGTGACGACTTGAGAACTTATCACCCAACTCCGGAATACGCATTTCAAAAATACGGATATGAACAAGACGATAGCCGTTTGCTTGGTGAAGAACTGTGACTTTTTCCACGCGCCCCTCTGTGAAAACAGTTGGCAGGATACTAGCATCCCGAATCATACCGGATTCAGGCAAAGTCATATAGCGACCTACGAGCACAGTCTTGTCTGTAATGACTGTTCCCTCCTTGATAATTCCATCATCATCCAACATAGAATAGTCTACACCCGGTCGCAAAGACATCCAACTTGTTATCACGTTGGGATTACCAATTCGGATAATAGCATCGGATTCCGGATCTTTTTCTTCTACCGCATCGTAAGTTTTATAGGACAAATGCCGGAAAAGGCCGCGCTCAATAGAAGACTGATTGAAGAGAATACCGTCGTCCATATTGTATCCGTCAAATGACATGAGCGCCACAATACAATTTGTACCATAAGACATATTGCCATCCGCAATTAAATCATAATAAAGGGTTCTAGCAACGGGTGATTCGCCATAGCACATCTGTGTTCCGTATGTATCAAAACGATTCATAAACTGGGTGGAATAGAAACCAATTCCCTGTTTGCTCTGTGAACATGACAACTGATTACGCGGCGACTGGTTGTGATTAGCAAACGGAATCATGCTTCCAACAAAGCCGAACATTGTTGAGGGATGAATTTCACTGTGTGTAGTACTGTCATCAAGATCGCTGGAAGAACCGAACCACGCAACATAGGCTTCGTTTTGTTCATAAGGATCTACATATTCTATTGCGGCTGAAGAAGGACCAAGACGGTCAACATATACAGAAATATCAGCTTCACCGGGGAAAGGGTCCACAAATCCTGTTTCAAAGAAATCACGGTCGCGTGTTTCTGCTAGAACACCCTTGATAAGTTCACGCCATGTAAGTTCATCCATACGTTCCGCCAGTGGTGAAAGGGCCTTCTTTCGCACAATCCATAGAGGCCGGCAAGGACGACCCTCATCCATATAAATTCGGACAGTTCTGCTTGTGCGATTAAAACTAATTGATGTGGTGGGGCTTGTACATCCCGTTTGCTTACAGAGTTTGAGAACTGTAACTAAGAGTTCTGGTTCCTTAATAAAACCAATTGTTCCACCATTTAATTGAACTCGGCAATAATTTTGGCGCTTATACCGGTCACCCTTTTCAGCAGGAACCACGCCACCTTTTGTGAAGAGCCAATTCATCATGGTCGCCGTATTTTCAGCCAATGAGAAAATCGTAAATATACTGGCATTCTTTGTAATACCGATACTGAATCCTGACGGAACTTCGGAAATACAGAAAAATCCACACTGGCTTGTATGGAGACGACGAGGACCGGGTGATTTGAGTTCAAAATCCAGTGAAACACGACGAACTTGGCTCATCGCATCCATATAACTGATTCTTGCTAGAGGCTGAATAACTCCCTTGCGATCTCCCCATTTTCCACGGAAACCACGCATTATGCCACCTGTTAACGATTCTTCACCATTTAACATTTTCGGCAAATTTCCCTCCGAAAATAAATTCAAAAAATTCATGCCTTCATAAATTGTCTTATTGTAGTTATATTCCTTATCAATTGTCAAAATAAATCCTTTGCGCCATGTTGTCCAGCATTCTGTAAATAATTCACGAACAAGAGTTCCAGCAGTAAAATATCGTTTATTACGAATATCATCCCGGTCGGTATTTTCATCTAATCCAGCAGTAACACGCAGAAGTTTGCGTGTCATTTCACCTAAGAAAAGAGCCTTTGCTGCGAATGTATTTGGAACATGCATGAAAGTATTATTCAGTAAAATATCAAGAACAGTCTCCTTTTGAAATCCCTTAGTCAATGTCTTGAGAAATTCATGAGACAAATAGGTATCTAAGATGGGATATGCGTCGTGAACACACGCAATTAGCCAAGGTTCTAGCAGTTTCATCTCTTGTCCATTCATGTCGGGGAGAATCATGTTAATTATATCTTCATCGGATTGTACACCAAGAGCGCGGAATACAATAAATAAGGGAACTGAGCCACGAATAAAGGGTAAACTGACACGAATAGACCCCTCTTCGCGATCCACATGGAGGGCTGTTTGACGAATCTGCTTGTTTTTCGGATTTAGTGATGAGCAACGAGCATAAGCCGCAATTTTTAAATCGGATGCGGGTTTCTTTCCAGCATAGATTGAGTTAAAAGCAGTCTCTTCACTCGTAATTAAGACTTTCTCGGAGCCATCAATGATAAAATATCCGCCTTGGTCATATTGACATTCTCCTAGGGACTTAAGACGAGGTAACTCAGGTGTATTTGTTGCGCATAGCATTGACCGTAGCATGATTGGAAGATTAAATAAAGAATATCCCTTGCGTTCCATGTTCATTATTTCAGTTGACGTATAAACCGCTTGAACACCGCCCACACCTGTACCAGGGTTGACAGTAGTCATAGTCACCTTGATACGGATATCTGCTAGAACTGATACAGTATATGATAAATTACGAAGACGTGCTTCTTGGGGAAACATCCGGCGAATTGTTTTACCGTCATCCAGTGTTATGATGGGAGACGCAAATTGAATTCCTAAATTCTCTGCTTTATCAACTTCTCCACCGATGAAGATTTCGGTTTTATAAGCATACATGCCCGACAGTTGTTTAACACCTTGAGAATCGGTAAAACCCAGAGGTTCTTTCAGAATTGTAATTGGATTCTGATTAAAAATCAACTCAGGTAACTCCTTACTTACAAAGTAATTGTAACTATCAATGGCATATCTTGATAAATTAGTAGTTGAATTTGTGAAATAAAGTGTTATAAGCTTTGCTGCTAAATCACTGATATTCGGTTGACTAGATGCCATTACCTATTTTCGGACTCTATAAATTTCAGGCAGTCTAACTGCGACTAAAATTTAAAAATTTACTTAAAGCGGACCTACGCAGTAGTCTTCCACACAAGCGGAAGTGCGCTGGTGATTCTCATTGCTGAGTTATCAATTTCGCCCTTGAGGGGAGTATATGTCTGCGCAAAACCCGGGACAACAGGATTGCCCGTTGAATAAACCGGATTGCGAACACCTAGCGCGGTGTTGATGCCCATTTCAGATAAGTTCATGGGGACTGAGCCGGGGAGAGAGTATGCGGCTCCACCACGTTGTCTGCGGGTGCGGCTTCTTGAAACTGTGTTATCACCCATACCGGGCTTGGGGCCGTAACCATCCCATCCATTTGCGGGAATACCGCGGTCCTGTGCGATGCTGTAATAGCTAATGGGGCTGGACGCTGCGAACTGGCTGCTTACTGTAACATCCGCGGGCATCTTGAGAAGAGCCGGTGCCAGAGAACCAGGGCCAAACGCATCCGTCAGGGGAGATCCTACTAAAGAACCGCCGCCCTGCTGCTTGCGATTCTTTCTTGTCTTGCTGCCCATCTTTACATGCATGCTTGTCTGTAGGTGCGCAAAACGCTTCGCAATCTTCTTAGCTGTTGATGCGGGAAGATATGACTTTGTCTTATTCAACCATTCATCCTGAATGAAAGCAACTAGTTTCTCAGGAGTAGGGTTAGTTCTACGGAGAAAACGTAAAACCGCAGTATCAAACTTAGTGACCTTAGTATTCACTGAGTTAGATTTCAATGAACCACGCGACTTGCGCTTATTGACTTTTTCTGTCGCCATCTCTAATATATTAAGTCAAAAAATTTAAGAATTGTGTTTAAGCAACAGTGGGGCCCGACATAGTAAAATTAGAAAAACTACGAGTACCAGATGATACAGTATTAGCAGCGCGGCTAAACATACTATCGGCCGCCGCCTTTGTTGCGGGGTCATTATTGTAATAAAAGAAGCCTAGGGACAAGAAGATAACCAGCATCAGGATAGTAATACTTCCGTAGAATTGAAGATTATTCTGCCATGTACTGAGTCTATACTCCGCACCAAACTGATTTACATGGAGATAGATTCCCACTGCTAGAGCAACGCTACAGAGTAAAATAACTAAATTGGCGGGTGCTTTAGGGACCAGGGGAATTAATACAAAAATCGTTACAATTGCTGTTAGAGCAACAGACCACATTGTGAAATAATTGAGTATATTAGCAAAACCTCCTGAGGCCGCCTTTGCTGTCTGATTTGTGGGCGTGATTACGAAATCATCTAGAAACTTTAAGGGGTCCATTCTCTATGATAAGGTCTTTAAAATTTAGAAAGTAAATCAACGGTTGTTAGAAGTGTCTTCCGGCAACAATATCTAACAAGATGAAGTTCTTCATAAATCTTCTTTTCAGGTGTATCTAAACTATTCTTTCCATCAAAATATTTGGGCTTACCGAAAGCGTCGCCCTTTTCCTCCTTTAGACGACGCTGATAATACTCCCATTTATTTGCTAGAAGCTTATTACAATGAAAGCAGCGAATAGGAATAAGCATTTTACCTTCTATTGTGTTTTAAATTACTTTCAAATTTATATCAACCGCGTTAAATTACTCTGACTCGTTTGTTTGGGTAAATAAGAAATGAGCAGTGTTGGACGTAATGGCAATCGTTTTAATAGCGTTCGTTCTGCGATTGTAAATGCGACTGCTGCGACTGCGACAACACAGGAGCAACTTAAGGCTATTGTGGTTACTACCACTGACCAGCAGAAGACCGTTAATAAGCGTGTGGAAGATTTGGAGGGTGTTGTTCAGGCACTCAAGGCTGAAGTTCAGACACTAAAGACGGAGTTAGCTGCTGTTAAAGCATCAACGACTTCTTCGTCAGGTCGTTAGTAAGTAGGACTTTTCCAGAAGATGTTTCTTGCCAACCGATAATAGTAATTTCTCCCGCGTGATGTTTTGTATGACATTCTTCACACAGGACTGCTAGATTTCCAGCATGATTCTTTTTAATTCCAGGGGTCACAAATCCCTTTACTGCTTTTTCCTGATGAATTATATGATGTACTTCCAGGTCATGATGACCATTTTTCTTACAAATAGAACATTCGCGACGAATTATATCAGAATTATACCGACTCTGGGGTGCTTCTAGCACAGGTGCTGCTCCCTGAAGACGGCGCCTAAAGGCCACTGCTTTATCCAAAAATACTGTGGGCATGCGCAGAGCACGACAAACTTCCAGTCCATAATTCATCTGACCACATCCTTCTTGTAGATCTCTATCATAGATTAGTGTGCCACTAATGGTATCAAATCGTACACGCAAATGAAGCCATCGGAGGCCGTTTAGACCCATAAGTTCGGGAAAACGCTGGAGTTCATGAAGATGGGTAGCAAAGAAGAAAGAAGCACGTTTCTCAAGCAGACATTCAAGGCCAGCTGCGACAAGAGATGCGGCGGATGATGTCTCTGTTCCAGCACAGAGTTCATCGCCCAAAATAAGGCTTCCAGCATCGGAATACTCCAGGATATTCCGGAATTCCGTCATTTCAACTACAAAAGAACTCATTCCCGCCCATAAGTTATCATTCCCGAGAATGCGTGTAAAAATGGATGAATATGGTGCGATTTGAAACCGAGTCGCAGGAACAGGACAACCTGCTTGAGCCAAGAGCACACTAAGTCCAATCGCTTTCATTAAACTGCTTTTCCCGCTGCTATTTACTCCAAATAATAGAATACCCGATTCAGATGAGCAGGGATTAATATTACTTGCCGTTGCAAGTGAACCAAGTGCTACATTATGAGGCACATATGTAACATCGGTTCGGATTCTCTCTAAGATACCGTGTCTCAGTCCTTCCGCGCATAATCCCGCCCGTGTTTCTTCAATAAACTGCGGCAAACAATATCCATATTCTTCTGCTCGTAATGCCAAATTAAGATTGACATCCGTCTCAGCAATAAATGTAACAATCTTTGGAAACACCACCGAGAGACTAGCAGAAAGTTGTGTAGTCTCCAGTAACCAAACACGCTCCCACTCCGCGGCCCAGCTTTTTAGAATCTTCAAACCCCGCTGATTTAAAGAATCAATCTCTGCTGAGCGCAAATAGAAACTTCCTTTTACATCTTCAATACGCAGTGTAGCACTCAGAACTTTTGCTTTAAACACTTTTTCACAGCGGGTCTTTGTGCCATAGACAGCAAAGGGTCGGTCATCCTCTCGGCAAGGTAGAAACGCATCTGGCACGATTGTACGACATTCTGCTAGAATTGTAGCATATTCCTCTTTGGCTTCTTTCCATTCCAACTCTAATTTGTCCAGTTCGGAAGGATTAGCATTGAGCCATGGATTTACACATTCAATCTCTTTAGCATCCCGAATAGATGCTAACTTACTAAGATCCCACCGCTGCCTCAGTTCACTGATGAGTTCACGGATTCTTTTGCCCTCTACCGTTTCTGAGAATCCCGCGACTTCAGTTGCGCTGATTACATCCCCAGTGGCAATAATAGATGATACTAATTTCCAAATATCAACAAGCGTGGCTGAGCGTAGTTGGAGGCGACGATATAATTTTTCAATATCATAAACACGTTTTAGATTATCTAGCACATCTTGCTTCCCTGCTGCTTTAATCCATTGACCTATAACATCTACACGATTTCTAAGTGTCGCCACATTCTTGATAGGCTGTAAAAGACGTTGTTTTAAAACACGACGACCACATGCTGTTTGGACTTTATTAAAATAATGAAAATAGCATTCATTTTGTCTATCCCGATTTTTATTAATCATTCCAACTTGCTCTAAGGTATGATTACCTAGACGAACGAATTCGGAGGCTTGAAAATCTGTTGGTAATTTTAGATTCTTAATAAGTGCGGGATTATGCTCTTCTACGAATGCCAACAAATGTGCTAGGACTCTGCGGACATCGGGTTTTCGGTCAATCTGAAGTTCGCTAAAAAGCATAGCCCGTTCCATAGCAAATGCTCGTAGCAAAATATCCTCTTCCTTTTTAACAGCGCCTTTTTGAGAAACATAGGGCCGAATATGAAGCGGTATATCATAATTTAAATGGAATAGTTCGCGGATTGCTGTGGCACTAAGAGTTGAGCTAGAATTATGCCATATAATTACTTCTGCTGGTTCATATGTAGAAAGTGATAGATAAATATCATCATTGCCTTGATTACTGGAAGAACCAGAAGAGATTGTCGTATTTCCAATAATAATTTTTCCAGTGGCACAACTAATTGCTGCGCTGTGGACAAGCAGGTCCGGCTCCGCATCTTCGCAAAAAAAAGCCC